TGCATAATCTCTTGAGCACCACTATATTTGTGAGCCGCTATAAGAATAGTCTGGTCAGGGTTAAACATTGCATACCATAGTAAGTATCCTGCCGCACAGGTACTTTTACCTGTTTGTCGTGCAAGCATACTAATACTATATCTATTATTGTGATATGTATCAACTAGTCCAACTTGATAGTCATACAATGTAAACAACAGTCTTCCTTTAACAGGGTGCTGAATATAACAGTAGTTCAACATAAAGTGTTTGGGATCAGCCGCACACCTGGCAAGTTCAACCAATTGATCACTTGTGTATTCTTCTCTCTTATATGGACTTTTAGTTAGTTTGGTATCTACTGCCATTGGGCAACCTCCTCGTATATATTGTATGCATGTAACTGATGTGTAATAGCACAAGGATGAGCATTATCATTGGCATATATTCCGTTATCCACTTGTATTTTATGTATATCACTATTAAGTGGTGTTACTGTGTTGAACTGTAAGTTATCAGATAAACTTGTTTTATCATATGTTAGATGATATAACTTAACACCAATACTTTTAGCATAGTAATCTGCATGACTTATTCTTAAATTTACATCATAATCTGAATCAATATCAGTATGTAGATTCTCATAATATGCTTGGGATTGTTTGTCTGTACGAAACGAATTAATCTGCTTTATTTTGTTATCTATTAGACACCATCTATTTGTTGATGTCCATTGTACAAATGCTGTATCGCCTTCTGTCATATGTGTAGTTACCAATCTATACCAAATCTGTTTATTACTAGCACCGCTTTCTCCCAAGTTAGCACACTCTAAATTCATATTGTTTGCTAGGAGTTGTGGCCAAGAATACTTGCTTGGTCCTGCATTTGGATCTGTTTGCTTTAGTTCAAAATCCCATATATCATCTAATGCATCTCCTCTTGTCATACTACAACCAAATGCAAATAATTTCTTCATACTAGTATTTATCTGTTGGAAAGTCTGTTTTTTAAAAGACAAGAGTAGCGAACCATGTCTTTAAGGATAAACAGTAACCTTGACGCCTGTTCGCCTGTAACAGCGGGTCCTAAGCGTTACCTACATATTTATCAAAAGTCGACATCTGTGCCTTTACTTTCCCACGTTCCGTAACGTGTTGGTTCAGGACGTTTTAAATGTTCTTCACCTTTGATAACTGTCTTTTCTTTTGCATTGTCTTCGCCACATACAGAGCAAACGCCGGTAGCACCACCGCAACTCCCTTTTACACGTCGGCCTCTCAGGAGGCCTATACTCATGGCCGCCATGATAACTAACAATAATACCAAACATAATATAAATGTCTCCCAAATCATTTTTATAAATCGATTAACTTAAAGTCTGATTCTGCGTTTGTTTTCTTCGTACTATAATTTTCCTCACCACCACTACAATGCTTAATACATCTAGCAAACGGTTCATTAACAAAACTGTCTTCAATATACTTCCAGGCTGGACTGTTGTTGATCTCATCCAGAGTACCATTAGTTATATGCATTGTTTCCACAAGATCTCCCATACGTTCTCTAAATCTATCGATATCTTGCCATTGTCCGAAGTGACAACAAGGAACTACATAGCCATCATACCTTATTGCTGGTACTTGGTTTGGTTTATGTTTGCATTTAGGATAGATCATGTTCTATTTCTTCCCATATTTTACTTTTTAATATCATGTGTTTGGGTGTTCTTTTGTCACCTACGATAGCTCTAAATCTATTAAAGCCTAGTTCTTTTGCTAATTTTTGTGCTTCAGCTACTTGATGATAGTTGTGTTCAAATATAACATAACGCCACATCATTCCACCATGTGGTGGGTTCCAATGTTCTCTTAGAGTTTTAGCACCCAGCATAATACTATCCCATTTTGAATTAACTCTATAAATGTGATTTGTATCTTCTAGACCATCTATTGCAAACTCTACTCTATCTCGTCCTCGCAATAGTCCTGCAAACTTGATCCACCATCTGGGTTTACGACCACTTGCATTAGTACTAAAATTAATTATGGGTCTATCATCTAATGTGTTGATATGTTCTATTTGATCTAAAATAACACCACTATAAATGGGATCACTTAGTGCAAAATTGTATGTTAAATTGGTGATTCTGTTTTCTGGGCGTACTAGTGCTTTGAAGTATTCCATTGGCATGTCTTCAATTGAACCATTGGTTCCAGCAGTAACGTCATGTGTTCTACCACATCCAGGACATGATAAGTTACATCTACTGCTAGAATCAATATTCAATCTTCTCGTATCACCGTTAAGTGACCAGTTTAATCCTTGCATTTTACTTTTTAGATGCTAGATACTTCGCTGTTAAGTCTTCTTTTGTATGCTCTGATACTTGTACTTTCATATCAGCTGCATCCAAATATCTTTTTAGACTTAGGTTTACTGCTTGTGCAAAGTTATAGTTGTCATCACTACCATGTACTGTAGGCTCTGTTTCACCAACGCCTTCAGGAGTGTTTCCAAACTCTTCCTCAATAACTTTTAAACGATTAGCAATTTGATCTTCACTAATGCCTGAGTTTTTAAGTAGGGTAATTAACTGTGTAGTATCCATTGTAGGTGATTCTTCAACAACTTCTAGTGATTCATTTGTATGATCACATTCGCAGTCGTCTTTAGGCATATCACAATGATCACATAGCTCTAAGTTATCTTTACTAAAGTCTGGATCTTCAGCTTCTTCGATTGATTCGTTTTTGTTACCGGAGACTTTGTATTTCTTTCCGTCTACTTCAAACTCATCTTCGCCAGCATCAATAGCCGCCTTACGATTGCCTGAGAATTCGTTACCTTCGTTTGGTGCCTCATCAAGATCATCTTCTTTATACATATGACTAAATTCACTAGCTGGATTGTTTGATATTAAATCTTTTATTAGACGTTTTTTACGTTGTCTATTAGACTGGTATTCTTTTTCTAGTTGGTCATCATCTTGTTGGTTTCTTTTGGCAATTCTCGCATCATCTTCAAATCCTGCATCTTCTTTAACATGCTCTTCTTCATGGTCTGTTGTAGGACCCTTTTTGCCTTTTTTCTTGGCTAACATAGCTGCGAATGCGTCTTTTTGTGCTTTGCTTTGCTCTTCAGCAATTTCTGTTGTTTCTTCAATCTTCTTTGGAGCCTCATAACTTACTCCTGCTAGATTAAGAATTCTTTCTAGTTCATTCATTTGTTTGATCTCCTTCAAAAATCAATTCAACTACCCTCTTGGACAGTTAGTCTTTTAGTTCTCTCATAAGTTCTGTATGAAATGTCTCACTAATACTTTCGTATGCTTCCATTAATTCGCCTTCAAGGTGTGCCATTCCTTCGTCTTGCATTCCTTGTTCTGACCAGTCAACTTCACATCCGCATATTTCACTAATTGCTTCTGGAAATGCTGTATCAGTATAAATTTCCCAAGGTCCATCATGTTCAACTTCAACACTTAGGTAACCATCTTCATCTTCGGAAATACTAACTTCCTTAACGTGAACCATTTGTGTCATGTTCTCATTGCGTTTATCCCAGATACTATCACCTGCTAGTTGAATGTCTTTATTCACTTCTATTGTTCTCATGCCTTCAGCTTCTACTACTTCTGTTGATTCATGCTTGTGTTTTTTCTTAGAACCACATGATGCTTCGTCAACTTCTGCTGATTCATATTCCATTCCGTTATCGTATTCATGATTACTACGGAATTCTTTTACAAAGTCTGCAATAGTATCACCATCTAAATATCTAATTAGATCAGCTAAAACTGGATGATCTGGATCACAACCCACTTCATCACATAAATCCAAAATTGGATCTGCAAAAGAACCTACTGCTTCTGTTTCAATACCTTCATTTGAATCCCTTGATTCTTTAGATTCGTCCCAAAAGTTACCAGCCGCTTCAGCACCACCTAGTGTACCTGAATGTGCCGCAATAAATTCGTCTCTGCTCATGTCTTGTGCTTCAATGTCTAGATCGGACATCTTGCTTTCTTCTACTGGTTGTGCAAAGCCATTACCTTGTACCAAACCAGATAGTTTTAAAATTCTGTCTAAGTCGCTCATTTGCTTTCCTTCTCTTTAGTTTTTCGGAGAGCTAATAATTCCTGTACGAACTTAGTGTTGTACTTATCACCATAGTAATCTTCGCCGTCAATCTTTGTGGTTTCACTATAGTCACCGTCTGCAAGAAGTGATTCACTGCCTTTGTCGACACCTTTTGTTTCCATTGCAGATTGTTCTTGTTTTTCTAATGGTTCGTGTTCACTACGAACTTTCATTAGACCCTCTCCAAGACCTAATAAATTACTAAGCTCCACCTGTATTTGATAGGCACTTGCAACTCTGTCTGTTTCAAATTCCATAACAATGATTTCATAGCCACGCAGGGTGGGAAAATCATAAGGTGTGCTTTGTAGCATTAATTTTTTAGGAGCACTCACGCTCTTTACATCATACTTTCCAAGATGACGTTCAATCTTATCTATTTGTTCATCTGAAAGCTCTTGGGCCAATTTCACACGAAACTTATAAGATTGTTTAGATTCTTTTAGATATTCTTTATAAGATTTCATAACATTTCTCCGCTACTATTATTTATCGTTTTCTTTCATTTTATTCATGATCTCTGCTAACATACTACTGCGATCTCCAATAAACTTGCCCTCGATCTCTTCGGGAGCATCTTCTTTGCCTTCTAGACTAGCATCTACCTTACGGGTATCAAGATCTAACTTTGCTTTACGCATTTGTAGTTCAATCATCTTCATCTTTTTATCCATTTTGGCTTGTTTTGCCTGTAAAGCCGCCGTTATCATTTTGGCTGCACTATCAAATATAGGTGCCGCATGTCTATCTTCAACATTTTTACCTAGATCAACTAAGTCTTCAAATGTAGTCATTGCCTTTGTTGCATATTCATCCATCTCTCTGTCCAATTGTTCTAATCCCTGTACAATTGGCAAAGCACTATCTATACGTTGTGTTACTTCTAACGTACTTTGTGTTAATGCTATATCTTGTTTTGAGGTTTCAATAGTTGACTCACCAGCTTCAATAGGTATTGCCTCTTCACCAAATAATGAAATATCTTCAATAGGTGGTAAGTTAAATTCTTCTTCTAGTTTCTTTGTCATTTCTTCTTCCTTCGTTTACTTGAGGTTTGAGGTTTGTTAAAAATCTCATTTTCAGTAATAACTCTAAAACCCAAGCCTTGACTCTTACACCAGGCTCTGGCCGCTTCCCATTTAGCATGGTTAACAACAGCCGCCGCCATTTGATCCTGAGTCTTTGCTTCACCTAGTATTTGTTTACTTGGTTTAATCTCAACAATTTCTGCATGTCTTTCATTTTTTCTATCATTATATACTAATAACAGATCAGGAACATAGTTTGTATTCTTTCCTGTTAAGGGATTCTTATATGGAATTCTATGTGTTTCACTACCCCAGGCAACTATACTTGGGTGTGCATCACACATTCTAAATACTGCTAATTCCCACCCACTACGATATCTAGGCTGACTTTTACCTATATACTTTTTTGGGTTAGTTAGAGTATAAACTCCTTGCTGGAACTTGGGCGCCATAATAGTATTTAGTCGTTAACTAAATTGTAATATTCATTGAAGAAATCTTGGCTTTGTGAACCACTTCTTATGTCAAACCCTTCGTACATGAAGCTTAGACTATAACTGACTGGTGCACTATCTGAATAATTTAAGTCAGATGGTGTAATACTTTGTATAAAAGGATTGTATATTGTAATAACATTAACATCTTCTTTACTAGATGTTCTTATAATTCTTATATTTTTAATATAGTTTTTAGTTTCTCTTATTTTTAGACCTGCTTGACTGTATCCACTATTACTAGCAAATGAATCATTAAGTAAATCATAATCAAATGAACCTGCATCATCTACTGTTAGTGTTTGTCCGAAATAATATCTACTATAGTTTTTAAGAAACTCCTCAAATTCGCCACTGGTGTCATCATAAGCAGTAAGTTGGATTGGCTGATAATCTACACCAACTTGTACTACACGTTTCTTATTGTATTGATTTAGTGTCTGTGTTCTAGTTGAATAACTAGGCATTGTTACACCTGCAATTTTAGTAAGAGAAAGACTCTTGTCAGCACCATCAGTACCAACAAGAGTTAGAATAACACCAAAATTAAATTTAGATCTGGGTATAAATGACTGTATCTGATTGCCTTCAGTATTGTATAGAGTGGTAGCGGCATCACCTAGATATTTACCTAATCCCATTTTCTATCTTCTTACGTTGTTACTGCTGCTGTATCACCGTAAGAAGATAGAATTGAACTACTACTTAGTACATCTGCGCCGGCAATATTATGAGCTGCGTTGTCATAACGAACAGTTATAGTACACTGAACAAATTCACTTGAACTATAGTTTAGGTCTCCATATTGGATACTAGGAATAAAACATCCTGTAACGTCCCAACTATCTAGTACGCCAGCATCACCTTCATCGTGAGCACCGTCTAGTGTTTCGATTATCATTTTGAATTTGTAAGCTGAGCCACTCTTTTGAGCACTCTGGTCAGCATGGTTAACTTGGTTAGCAATTTGATTGCCTAATTCTTTAATTACATCACTGTTTACATCGTCACGAACAACGAGTGTAATATCCTGCCATGTATGTTTTCCAGCTAAACGAATCTTTGAGTTGTATACATCAATTGTAACATCTTCATGGTCTAGTGCTGGACGGGTAACACTAATAACATTCTTAGTTACTAGAGCTCCATTGTTACTGTTTCCCAAGTTTGTGAACTTGACACGGAAACGATATTGTAGCTTCGGCATTAATGTGGCTTCACCACCACCGGCAACCGGTACACCAAAATTTGCAATTACAGCCATCTTAAATCTCCTTTTAAAAGTGTTTGTCTATAGTATTATTTATGCAAAACAGTCAAAAAAGAACGGAGCCTAATTTTAGACTCCGTTCTTATAGTTAAGTATATGTTTATTAACTAAGTTCGCCTGTGTTAACGATACGAATTGGTATGTAGATAAATTCAGCCGCTTTAGTTGGCTCAATTGCTACATCAATATACAATTCATTAGCATCGATTCTCGCAGGAGTGTTGTTTGTTGTATCACAAACTACTGCATAGTCATACACACCACGTTGTGCTAGGATATTTGACATAAATCCTTCAAATGTACCTTTAGCGTTAGAACGTGTGTTTGCATCATTTGGCTCAAACAAGTAAGGTCTGCCAATAACTGCAAATCGTTCTCTTAGATATGCTGTTAAACGTGCTACGTTAACTCTATCTAATGCACTTGCACCTGAGTGTAATGACTTCTGTCCAAATACAACAATTCCTTCTGCAGGAAATCTTGCAATTGGGTTAAGTTTTTTAACATACATTGCATCACGTGATCCTTGTGTTAGTGATATTGGAGTAAACTCGCCTTCACTATTTAGGTGACCAACGTTTGTTGCGTTTTGTACAACACCACGTGTTAGTCCTGCTGGAGCAAACCACTGGAAACTAACGTTGTCGTTATATGCATATGTGTATAGTACTGAATGTGATGCAGGAGCAACAACGCTCTTACCACTTACTGGATCAGTTGTTAATACACTTGGGTAATAGGCTGCTGAATAAGTATTCTTTCCTACTAGTCCTGTTTCACCGTTCTCTGTTGCACCTACGCCATCAATCCAATTAACTGCTTCTGTGGCATTAATACGGAATGGTGTATCGACAATAATAAATGCTGTTTCATTACGATCACTGTTTAGTGTAACCATTTCATCAAACATTTCTGGATATGCCGGAGCTGCAATTAAGCGGAATTGAACATTCTCTTCACGAAGTTCTGTTGCCGCTGCACTTGCCTGCATAGCATTAGTAATAACTCTACGTTGTGCTAGTCTACCAAATGATCCCGAACCATTTGCTTGATTACCAGCAAAGTTACGCCATTTCCATGCAGTTGCTAGTGAACTGTCATATTTTTTAACAGTACTTGCTGAACGACACATGTTAATTGCTGACATGCCCACTGGATATACTAGTGGATTAGGTCCGCCTGCTAGTACACCCGCGGCCGCTATAAAGGCACCGCCTGCACTTGCTAGATCAGTGATATCACCGAATACAACACCTGCACTTGTACTTTGATCTGTTTTGTCTTTGACAACCCATGCTGTTCCGTTATGTCTGTAAATTACAGGATAACCGGCTGCATCTGTATCAATCCAATAGTCGCCATCTCCTAGAGATCCGCCACTTTTGTTTGTTAGTGGAGCAGTACTAACGTACTGAATGTCACTTACTTTAAGCCATTTTTGTACGCCACTATCTAGAGCCGCTTCATAAATGTCTAAGTCGTTTACATCTGGGTCAAACCATAGTGTACCGTTTACTGGTGCACCTACTGGCATTGTTGTTGATACACTCATAATGTATCCGCCAGTTGCAATAGCTGAACTAGTTGCAATGTCGTCCCACTCTTGAGCCGCTGTATCGTCCCAACGTTTAATTTCAATTACGCCAGTACCATCATTAATTGATAGCCAAATCTCTCCATCAGATAAGTTACTATTGGCTACGCCTGCAGTACCATCCTGTTGAATATCTCCCACAACGCCTGTTGGAGCAGTTGCATGATCATTAGCATAAACTGGTGTCTTTGCTACAAATGATGCAGTTGAAGTTAAGTAAAGTGAAATATCAACATCTAAGCCTGCGCCTGGTGTTGTTGTCTTTACCCAAATATCACCTGTACTTGGTGAACCTGGAACTGTGTAGTGTGGACTATACGTTGCATTAGTTGACGTTGTTAGTGCTACCCATGAACCTGATGTCCCTTTATAGTAGATGATCTGTGTATTAGTGGCACTATTAACAACTTCTACTAGGTATGTGTCGTTAACAACAGCCGCTGTCGCACTACCGGCAGTTGTTACAATTTCAACTGTTGGTGTTTGTGCTACCCAAATACTTGCCGCACTATATTCGTAAATGCCGTATTTTGATAGTGTTGGGTTTACCCAATATGTTAGATTAGCCGCTGGACCAACCGGTGCAGCTGAACTTGGACGAAGTTGTGTAGTGTTTACGTTTGCATTAACAATGTAAGCCGCTGCACTTTGACCCAAGAAACTATATGCCGCTAGTAGACCATAATCGTTAGTTTCATCACCTTGTTGAACTGTGCCACTTACTGTACGGAAATCAATATTACCGAAGTACTGTGTTAGTTCTCTCTGTGATGTTACTAGGATAGGTTTACCTGCATTGGCACTTTTGGTATATTTTGCAATACCGTCAGTTTCTGTGCCCGTAGGATCTGTTTTATTTTGCCCAGTTGCAATAAACAACATTGGGACTGTGCCAGCGCCTGCAGGACCGTATACTGACTCGTCTGTTACTGAAACCTGTACGCCAGGTGAAACAAGATTTGCCATTTGGAATTCTCCTTTAAAAATAACGTTTGTAGAAACATTTTTGTTCTACTCGTATTTATAGGATACGCCGGAATAGTGCTTGTTATAGAGTTATATATGTAGTTAATTAAGGTTATCTAGGACTTGAGTTTTTAGATCTTCAAGCGAAGTGGTGTTATTTATCACATAATCGAAATTCCACCCTGCCCAACTCCATTCACTTTTGTGTACTTCTGGGAAAACTACTGACATACTGTTGTGTTCTGGAACTTTATGTCCACATGTATTAATACTACTAGCAGTAGTCCACCACATTGGTCGGTTATCACGCCATACTACGGCAGTTGATCCACCTAGTCGTTTAATAACTTCTAGTTCATTAAAGAATCTACAGTCACTAATAACAACGTTGTTGTCTGTCATTTCAATTTGGCGTTCACAGGCCGCAACCCAGATGTCTGGATGAAAATGTGTTCTTAAAACATCTGTACCAACTACCTGTAATGCTAGTCTTGGAGTAAAGTCTGGCATGTCCAAACGTTTAGCCCACCAAGTATCCACTGATTCCCTGAATACTCTGCTTTCAGGTGTGTTACCTTCTAATAGGATACGATCCCATCCAAATATATTAGCACATGCATCTTTCAATACACCTGCGAAGCTGATACGTTGAAAGCCCTCTGAGATCAGAAAGCCTGCGGCAGTATCTTTGCCGTGACCTATTAGGCCACATATACCGATTACTTTTTTCATAATATTATTATATGCTCTTATTTGTGATTTGTCAATGTATACGTTTAGCCAATTACAAAACTTAAACCTGTTGAACCTTCACTATATAGTGTTAGCTCTTGTTCAAGTTTATCAATTTCACCCATTGCATCTGTACGAAGTTGATCTGCATTCATTGTAGTTCCGCCTTGTGGACCTGCAATCTGTGTAAATTTACCACGTGCTTCTGCTAACATTAGTCTAACGTGTGCAAATGCATAATCCTTGACCCAGGGTCCTGCATATGTATCAACAAGAATGTTTTGATCTGGACGATGGTTGTAGCAATGCAAAATACAAGTATCTGCCGCCTTTACCTTACGATGTATTAGAAGCTTATGATCCTGTGGACGCCAAGTAAACATCATTTCAGCACCAAATAGTCTTCCCATTGTTTCTCTATACTGATGCATAAAATCAAACATTGCAAGACCACCACTGCCTTGTGCATTTAGAAGATATGTATTCATAAATGCGGCTTGGAAAGGTTCAATATCATTTCCTGTACCACTACTTACTCCAGTAGTACGTCTAAATATATCTCTTACTTCAACAATTTCTACTGGAAGAGTATATTCATTTTGATCTTGTTGTAGGTTGAGAAATACAAAACTTTCCTCTACAGAATTCTCTGCTCGTTGGCGGTATTTTTGTAGGCTTTTGTTAACTGCCAGTTCATAATGTTCTGGGTCTAGTTCAACATCAACCATGCCACCACCGAGGCGTAGTTCCATTTCTTTAATTAGATCGCTTTTTGCACTCATGTTATTCTCCTTAACTGTATTTATTTAAATACAGCCAGAATAACAGTTTCATCATTAAACCTACCATTGAGCTTTGTTTCAGTTGTCTTAGTGGACTCAAACTCTTTAATAGTTCTAACTTTCGTTGTCTTCTTAAAGATGTTTAGTTGCTCTTGTGGTTTACGGAGTGTCTTTTGTAGACTTGTATCTTCGTTATACCTTAGTAGAGTTGTGCCTCTTGCTTTGAAGCCGTCCTCATCTACACTAACGTATACACCCAACTTACGGTTTTTAGTATTAAACACTACTGCACATACGGCGCCAATTAAACCACTAGGGCTTACACTAGCAATACCATAATCACTATCAAGCTTCTTGTACTTCATCTTAGCAACTAATTGATCAGCTGACTTCTCTTTTACTTTACGAGGCTTTTTAGTTGCCTTCTGTGTAGTAATAATCATATCACAAGCATCAAGAATCTTCTTGTACATTTCCAATGCCGCCTTCTTCTGGGCAGTACTGTAGTGTGAAAAACCTTCTTCCAATTGTTCAACCATATCTAATTCATACTCACTTAACTTTTTACGTTGTGTAGCATTGGGTAAGTTCATAAGTTCTGTAAACTCAGCGAACTCTCCTTCATAGAGTGATCTAATAACACGAGCATGATTTGCTTTTGCTCCTACTTTTACCAATACTTTATGTGGTTCAAAGTTCTTAACAGTTGCAGGATCAGAATCAACAATAAAGTTTTCCACAAACTCTTCAATCTCTTCCGTCATACGAAGGCTTGCTTCTTTCATAACTTCTTGTATTGTAGGCTTATAGTACTTTAAGTTCTTTTCTCGTTGTATTCTATCAGCTTCAGCCTTTGCTTCTACTAAAGGAGAACCTTCTTGAATAGCAGTTACAATAATTCTCTTTATATAGTCACTTGCTGGTGCTAGTGTATCACCAGTGCCCGGTAATGCAGTCCAATAGTCTACATGTCCTTGATGTAAATCTGGCATGCCATCTAATAGTAACTTAGCATTAATGGCCGCATTGATTGGCACATGTGGAGCCGCCTTAACTGCTCTAATGTCTTCTTTACTATACTCTTCTTTCTTCATCCATGTGTGAAGGAAAGGGATTATCTCAACATGCTTAACTGTTTGATACAGTTCGTCAGTTGCTAGTCTTCGCTTTTTACCAAACTCTTGCCCTGACATATCTAATGCACCATCCCAATTAATAGTAATGATACCAGTCTTACGCCTTGCGGCAGCACGGTTCTTTGTTTTACGTGACTTCTTGGGTACTGAAATTTTAGCCATTCGATAACTCCTAATAATTAATACTTATACAGTATAACATCTTTTAGGTGCTTGTCAACCTATTATTTTTTGCATAAATACATTATAAGAGGAACTGATATGCCGCGACTAAGTTTATACAGAAATTATAAGGGTAACGATTACAAATTTATGGACTGGAATGTCCGTGAACAGTTTGACATTGGTGGAACTGGTGTACATGTACACAAATACTTGGGACCTAAACAACAACTAGATGCAGAAGATCCTAGTGAGCCTAACTATGGTAGTGGTTTAGAAAAGGATTTAATTACTGGTGATGAAACAAATCCAGAAGGCTTTATTAACGAAACAAAAATACAAGACTTGTTATTCATGGAAAACAGAGATCGCAAGTATGATCCAGATGTATTTGAATTACGAGGCGTATACAATGTAAGTGATAATGATTTTGATCTAAGTCAGTTTGGATTATTTTTAACTAACGATACATTGTTTATTACATTCCATACAAATGATATGGTCGAGAAACTGGGTCGTAAACTTATGCCCGGCGATGTATTAGAATTGCCACATCTTAGAGATGATCTATTATTGGATCATGACAGAGATGCTGTTAATAAATTTTATGTAGTACAAGATGCTAACCGTGGAAGTGAAGGCTTTAGTCAAACTTGGTACAGTCATATTTGGCGTGTTAAAGTTTCGCCACTTACAGATACACAAGAATACTCAGATATACTTGGTACCGCAAATGATCCAGGAAGTCTTAAGAACGATCTTAGTGCTTACAAAACAGAACTTAATATTAGTAATGCTATTGTAAAGAGTGCTGAAGAAGCCGATCCATTAGGCTTACCATTAACTGACCATTTATTTGGACAACCGGATACTTCGGAAGTATATGAGCATGGAGAAACATTATCAACAGGTGATCAGTTTCCAACATTACCAAATGATGGTGATTACTTTGTCCGTAATGACTTTAAACCAAATAGACTTTTTGTTTATCGTGGTAGCAGATGGAATAGACTATATGATAATGTAGCTGATGTCACATGGAGTGATAAGACTTACAATGCAAGTTCTTACATTAACAATGATTCAACAACAATTGTTAACAATGAAGAATTTAATGAAAGACAACCACTCAGCAATGTTATTAAACCAAAGAGTGATTTTGAATAATGGCACAACAATACTTTTACGATAAACAGATAAGAAGATACATTCAACAGTTCATAAGATTGTTTAGTGGCTTTAATGTACAAATGGGTATTAATGATGACAAGTTACCTATATACCAGCTAACTCCTGTACGTTATGGTGATGTAAATCGTATGGCCGCACACATTACTCGTGAGAATTCAGAGAACATTATTAATACTGTTCCGTTTATTAGTTGTTATGTTACTGAACTTAACCTAGCCGCTGATCGTAGAACTTATCAAGAGTATGAAGAAAAAGTACAAGTATATGAGAAGAAGATAGATAGTGTTACTGGCAATTATAAAAATGAAGTGGGTAATAGATACACTATCGAAAGACATGCTCCGGTTCCTTATAACTTGGTTATGAACTGTGATATCTGGACTTCAAATACAGATCAAAAATTACAGTTGTTGGAACAGATTATGGTATTGTTTAACCCTACTCTTAATATTAGAACAAGTAACAATCCTTTTGATTGGTCAGCATTAAGTTATGTTGAAATGACAAACAGTATATGGAGTAGCCGTAGTGTAGGTTCAAGTGTAGATGATATTGTTGATGTTGCTACCCTATCGTTTAATATGCCTGTATTCATTAATCCACCTGCTAAAGTTAAACAACAAAAACTTATATACAATATTATTAATGAACTATACAGTTTAGATGATGAGGATTTAGATGCCTTCATTGCAAATGAAAGTTTCGATAAAACTACATTACAGTATACAGTAATTACTCTTGACAATAGAAAACTAAAGTATGAAAATGGTAAAGCATACTTATATAACGAACAAGGCACACAGTTAGATGCTAGTGGAAATAAATTAGAGTGGGCAAAAGAACTTAAACCATTTGGTGATCTTAGAGAAGGCATAAGTCAAATTAGACTACGCAAGTCAAACAATCCAGGTGATAGTGATAACGATATTATTGGTAGACTTGAGTTTGATTCAGTTGATAAAAATGCTCTAGTTGTTACTGTAGATGTTGGTACATTGCCAGCAAATAGTTTATCAGCAATTGATGCCGTTATTAATCCACAATCAAACTATCCAGGTGATGGTACTGTGACAGCGGCGGCAATAGGACAACGATACCTAATAACTCAGGACTTACCTATATCAACAAACTGGACTAGTGCAGTTGCAGGCATCAATGATATTATTGAATATAACGGTACTGCATGGGTTGTAAGTTTTGATAGTAGTACTGTAAGTGATCAAAAATATGTAACAAATGTTTCATCCACTGATCAGTTGGAATGGAACGGTACTGATTGGTTTAACAGCCATGAAGGTATGTACAAAGCAGGCTTTTGGCGGATCTATATCTAGTATGATACGATATGACGGTCATGAATGTATTCATGAATTCTTAAATAATAAAAAAGGGAGTGCTCTAGAAACTGTTAGGGTTATAAACTCTCGACTTAGACTAGCTGATAGTGTGTGCTTTGAGGCATCATTCCTAAACTTACAAATGCTCTCATCTGGATTTATTGAAGAGCTACATAGAGATCATCCAAATATAGAACATGTATTAGTGTACAGGTCAAGAAAAGAATATCTAAACCCAAACTACTCATCATTGAATGTTATTGAAAAGTTTAATAAATGGAAAACAACTATTACTGATTTACCAATTGAAGTAGAGTTTGTGGATATGTATGTAGAAAAAGAACCCACAATGTCTAGAATAGCATGGAGTCTAGCATTTCAGCATATACGAAAGTTGTTTTGGTGTAGGGACGGAGAAGAACATTTGTACTTTGAAACAGATAAGTTCAATCCTTCTTTTTATTACAGACTATTTAAGGTGTTGCACAGTTACAACAAGTTATACAGAATAGATGAGTTTCACGATATGATAACAAAAGAACTAGTAGACTATCCAAAAGTTAAAGACACTATTAGTAGAGAATTAGATTATGAACGCTAGTGGTTGCCTAGTGCTTGCTATGGACACAGGTAGAATCATGCTACAACAAAGAAGTGGTGATACAAGCCATCCACGTACTTGGGGATTCTTTGGAGGTAAGGCTGAAAAAGATGAGCGACCACTACAAACACTATTAAGAGAATTAGAAGAAGAGATTGGACTATTACCTGATATACAAAAAGTATATCCACTAAACAAATTCACTAGTCCGGATAAAAACTTTGTATACAATACTTTTGTTGTAACAGTTTATGATGAGTTTGTACCACAACTAAATGACGAAAGCAATGGATTTTGTTGGGTTAAGATGGGTAACTGGCCTCGGCCATTACACAATGGTGCTAAAGCACAATTATACAATAAAGATATAATCAAGAAAATAAAAACCATCCACGAGACTAGTATCGCAGATGGTTCTAATTGGTTAGATACTTTAGTAGATTAGTCCGCAGTAATACGTTTCTTCATACTAGCAACAAACTGTTCACGTAGCCAATCAAAATCATTGATCTTGTTTAATTCTTCTACGTTACCTATGTTTGCTTCTCCATAGGCTTTGCCTTCTAATGCACCTTTAATACAATAACGTCCGAAACGTCCGCCATTGTCAACTGTACACCATGTTTCTAATCTATCAATTGTTTCCTGTTTAGGAGAATTTGGATTAATTTGTGATGATAATTTAACACACTCACGGAATGCACTACGCCATGTTCTATATGGATCTTTGTTAAAGTAGGTTACATTTGATACATCACCAATTGGTTGATAAAATGCAACGCCTGTTGTGTAGTCAGGTAATTCATGACCCAATTCCAATAATTGTGAACGAGGGAATAGTTTAACTCCACCATAACCATATTCTAATCCGTTAATAGGATTTCTTGCACTCCATACATATGTTGTATTGTGACGTTTTGACATTGGGGGAATAAAATCAAAGTTAAATTTCTCAAGTAGTTCTGCATCTGCATCAACGATATAAACCATTTCTGTAGTTGATTGTTCACCAACTTCTCTGTGTGCATTACCAATGCCTTCAATATTTTTAACATGTTTTGCATCAGGATACTGTGCTTTTAGTTTTGCAAAGTTACTGTCTGCTTCTGCTTCATGGAAGCTGATCATGAATATTTCAAAATCTGCATCGTGGTAACTTGAATTAATTCTGTTTTGGTATCTACCATGAGCGAAACCAGTAGTTGGGATTAGTTTTAGCTCTCCCCATCTAACTGCTCGTCTACTACGTTTTCCTACTCTTGGAAATTCATGTACAAACTGTCTTCCGATATCACTGGGTTTATAATGCCAAGGAAAATCTTCTCTGACAACCGTATTTTTATTTTTTAGCCATATCATATCACTCTCTTGTTGATGGGCTAATGCTACATCAAGTTGTTCGTCTAGTGTTTTTAGATCTTCTTCAATCTCAATTACTGGATAACTTTGGAATATAAACTTTTTTAGTCTATCCCATGGAGTGATGACTGACTGTCCTTTAAAATCAAATAAACTTGATTTTGCATTTTTAAATTCTAACATTAACAATCACCCTTAATAGTAAACGCCCTTGTTCCAATGTGGGCTATATTCTCACTTAAATCATTCTCTAACCAGATATCAAATCCAGCTTCTTTTGCCTTATTACAATGGTATATATCTTCACCAACTAAGTTGGTATAATCATCGTTCCAAGTGACACTGAAATGTGGCCTGGCCACTACTTCATATACTTGGCGTTTTACTAACATACAACCCATTCCTACTGCAAATATCTTTTGTAGTCCTGTACCACCTTCAACTCTTGCATCTAAATCATGTTCACTTCTAAAAGCTACTGGACGGTGTGGTGCTACTCTTGTGCAGTAATTACAAGCAATGATATCTTTATTATGTGATAATAATGCTTGTAGTGTATTTGTTGGAAATGACATATCACTATCTAACCATAGTATGTGAGTACAATCGGTTTCCATTGCTTCGTCTACTAGTTGTTGTCGTTGCATTGCAACTTCACTACCCATTACCATATGTAATGACATCTTTTGTTTAGTCTCACCACACTTTTTAGTAAGCATAGCAAGGCTTTGTGTGAATATTGCCGTTACAGTATCACGCACAGGTACGCATATTGCAACTTTGGCGTTGGTATCCAATGAATAATGGAACTTAGGTATACTTACCATTTAGTCTTGGACTAGGTCAGTACCTAATTCGATTTCAATATCACGTACTGAATCATTAAGTGTTTTAGCTAGTACAGTGGCACTCTTTACACTTGCTGAGAAGGCCTCATCACTTAGTGATGCCATGTGGTGCATAGTTTCAGGTTGTACTTTACCAATAGTTAAGATATCAATTGCAGCCAAACGTGCTAAACGTTCTACCCAATATGTCTCTTCTGTAGTTTCAATGTTGGCAATTAATGCATCAATATCATTTGTTAATGCAAAGTTGTTATATACTGCTTCTAACACTGGTAAGTCTGGATGTCCAGATGCCTTTGCTGCTTCATATTCAACTTTAATAGCGTGTGCTTTTCTTTCTAGTGTTGGGTGTGATCCCAATACAAATGTTTCAATTTCGAAACGTGTACGAATACTCATTTATTTTTCTCCTGTGTGAATTTACTGTGAGGTTTCTCTTCTTATATTATACATTATTAGAGTCTGTTGTCAAGTAAAAAACAACAGACTCTAAATGTATTCTTAAATCTTAGTAGTTAGATGAACCATATTCATCTAGATGTGGTGCAACGCCTGAACTTGTACCATAAATATTAGGATTCTGCCATCCACCAAATGTGGCTGATAATCTAATGTTACTGGTTACGTTAGGTGAAATGTGTGCTCCTAAGCTCTGTAGTGACTGAGTCCCTGACAGGCTGAAATATGTTCTTATAGTGCCAATACTTATTGTGGCCCCGGTTGCTGGTAATGCCATTGTAATACTCTCCTTATTTGATTACATAGTTATTTATTATTTTTTTGATCTACTAAGTCTATTAGCTCATCAATCTGTGTTTGTTGTTCTTTTATGGCTTCTATTAACAAGGCTACAATTCTGTCATAGCGTACTGCTTTTATCCCATTATCTCTGGTGCCTACTACTTCAGGTAATACTGCTTCTACCTCTTGTGCTATAACACCTACATCATGTTTGCGAACAAAATAACCATCCTCTCCGCCTTTTTCATCAATGTATTCAGGTGTCCAATCAAATTCAACACCTCTAATTTTCTTAACTTTGTCTAATGCATTTTCTATTTCTACAACGTTTTCTTTTAGCGTTGCGTCTGATGAATAATACGCTGTAACATCTGCTGTTGCACGAATATCGCCTGTTGTACCACTGGCTGCCGTTCCTGCACCAATACTATTTAGCTGTAGATTAACTCCACTACTAGATGATGTATCAACTAATTCTTTCCATGCACCACCATGTGCAAAATACCCTTTGCCTTCTGCATGTACATGAGCAAACATTCCATGGTAACTTGACGCAGTTGGCAAATCACCAGTTGCGGCGTAAACATTTGAGTACAAAATTTTATTTGTAGTCATGTCTAGATCTGCGCCTTGTATATGTGTACGCACCCTTGCATCTGTATAATATAAGTTTGTATTTTCTGATAAGTCATTAGTTGATTTGGCAGTAAATGCCGTATCGAATCTTGCCTGCGTATAATACTTATAATCTGTGTGTTCAGCTAGGTTGGCAGTTGTGCTATTAGATAAGTCAAATGATCCTGATCCCATACTTAAATTTGAACCACTTGCACTAAGCGTTGCTCCGCCTAACTTAATTGTACTACCACTTAGGTATAAGTCACGCCATGCCAATGAAGTTGAACCTAAATCATATGTAACATCTGTCTCTGGCAACATATGTCCAGTTTTTAATGTCTGGGCACTTGTTGTCCACATATCATTTGTTTCATCCCAAACAAACGTTACGTTAGTACTAGTACCACGTTCAATTTCAATACCACCGTTCTGACTAGGAGTACCTGTTTCATCACTATTTAATGTAATAATACTATCACCAATATTAACTGTATTTGAATCAACAGTTGTAGTTGTACCTTGAACAGTTAAGTTTCCGCCAATAGTAACGTTGCCACTTCCAGAAAGTGTGGTATATACTCTTGCATCTGTATAATATAAATTACTTGAACCTTCTGACAATGCATCTGTATCTGATAATCCACCACTTACTATTGCTGAATCTACATATGCCTTGGTTGCGGCATGATTTGTGGCAGTTGGTGCGCCACTTAATGTGAGGATACCTGTCATAGTATCGCCTGCTAGGCTAACTTTTGTTGATAGATCTACTGCTCCTACTTGTGTAGTAACATATGCTTGAGTGGCTAGTGTGCCATCTTCATCTGGTATAATTAGATCTCGATCTGCTGTTACTGTTGTTGCTTGTAATTTTGCTTCAAAATCATCTGGTGTAGTTCCTTCAAATATTAGTTTAGTATCCTGTTTTATCCAAACGTTCTGGTCTGGATACAATGCAACATCTTTTCCAGAAGCACTACTGATCTGTGTTGAGCCCGCTGCATCTAGCTCTAAAACTGTTTGGTTTCCTAACTTAAAAGCCATTTTTTATTCCCCTATCAATTTTTTAAGATTGTCAATCTCTGTTTTGGATTGCTCAATCTGTATTTGTTGTTCTTTGATTGCTTCAATTAAATATCCAACTAGGTTGCCATATGCAACGGATTTATATTCACCATCTTTAACAAGTTCTGGAGCAATCTTTTCAATTTCTTGTGCAATAACACCCGAGCTTTCTAAGCCATCTTTTGTGTATGTTACTCCTCGCATACTATTAACTTTGCCCAAAGCACCGTCAATTGTTTGTATGTTATCTTTTAATCTTTCATCTGAATAGGCTGTAATATCACCTGTTGCTGTTATGTTGCCTGAGCTATCTAACGAAAGTTTGGGAGCAGAGGTAATGCCTTGTGCGTGTGTGATTACAAAGTTACCTGTTGATTGGTCACTCCCCACAGACCAGCTTCTTGTGCCACTATCATGAAACCAGATGTATCCGTCTACGTCATCATTATAGAGTTCAATGTTACCACTAACAGTAACACCACTTGAACTAGTAGTAACTTTTGCAACACCATCATGGTGAATACTAACAGCACCACCATCAACCATTGTAATATACTGTTTTGAATTATCGCTATTTTGTAAAAAAAGATTTGTTGCTCTTAAACGTAGATTACCAGTACCCACATCATCTATGTAAGAATGAG